GGATAAGCACGACTATGTTACGGAACTCAGTTCGAAAAATGGTGACAAAGAGTCAACTGCAGCACACATCGCCGTCTTCAGTGCTTTTACGGAGGGCATGCAGCTTTTTAGTAGCTTTATTATGCTTCTTAATTTTCCTCGCCATGGTTTAATGAAAGGTATGGGTCAGATTGTAACCTGGTCTATCGTTGATGAGACTCAACATGCTGAAAATATGATTAAATTATTTAGAGAATATATTAAAGAAAATAATGAAATTTGGAATGATCAACTAAAATCTCGTATATATACAATAGCAGAAAAGATGGTTGAGTTAGAGGATAAGTTTATTGACTTATCATTCTCTGGTTCAGACATGAGAGATCTAAAATCAGAAGATGTAAAAGAATATATCAGATACATTGCTGATCGACGTCTAATTAGTCTTGGCATGAAGGGTATTTTTAAACGCAAAAAGAATCCTCTACCTTGGGTAGAAGAGATGATTAATGCACCAGTTCATAGTAACTTTTTTGAAGCAAGATCAACTGATTATGCTAAAGGTTCATTGACTGGTAAATGGGAAGGTGACGTTTGGGCTTAAAATGAGAGATATGATAACCGTCGCTTCAATGCAACGGAATGAAGAAAAATATATTTTAGAATGGATGGCCTACTACCTCTTACAGGGGGTAGATAGATTTGTCATTTACAATCACATGAGTGAAGACGGCACAGAAGGACTCTGGCGCCGTCTTGCTCGTCATTATCACATCGAAATACATAATCGCGAAGGATATAATGTTCATTATCCAATGCTTGAGCATGCTCTAACTGAAGTCTTACCTACAACAGATTGGTTAGTCTTCGCTGATATGGATGAGTTTTATTTTCCATTAGACCGCTTTACATTAAGAGAAGTTCTTGAAGAACGAAAAGATTGGAACTGTTCTGCGTTTGGAGTCTATTGGTGTCAGTTTGGATCTAGTGGATATATAGATGATCCAGAATTAGTCTTACAAAGTTATGAACATCGTGGTCCTTTAAACTTAAGTACTAACCATCACATGAAGTCTATCGTAAAAGGTAGAGGACTTGCTGGTAAAGTTTCAGGCACTAATCCTCATGTCTTTACAACAGAATTTGGAACATTAGACTTCTGGGGTAGAGAAATTCCACCTCATGCAGGGCACAATGCAGGAGTTGAACCTTGTCATGAAGTGATGAGACTTAATCATTACCAATGTAAAAGTTTAGAGTATTTTAAAACTAAGAAGCAAGCAAGAGGATCAACAGCAGATCGTCCACCTGAAGCTCCAGGCGCTCAGATCCCAGATTCAGTATTTCATGACTATGATCACAACGAAGTGTTTGACAATAGTGCGTGGGTAAAGTATGGTTTCCAATTGAAAAACAAAATCCTTGAATTGAAAGAGAAGATAAATTTATGATAATTCTAGCCACAATCCACGATCAAAACTACCGAGCCCTAGCAGACGAAACATGGGAAAATAATAAAGTCCAATATGCAGAGAAGCATGGCTATGGATATCTAGCTAAGACAGATGACTTTTATGGCTTTCCTCCAGGCTTTGAAAAGATACAATTCTTAATTGATACTTTAGATGAGTATCCAGACATTGAATGGATTTGGTGGACAGGAACAGACTCAATGGTCACAAACTTCAATACTAGAATTGAAGATAAGATTAAAGAAGTCCCAGAAGGTGTTAATATCATTATGAGTGCAGACTTCAATTTCGCAATCAATTGTGATAGCATCTTAATTAAGAATACAAAAGAAGCTAAAGAGTGGTTACAAGATATTATGGATCACATGCCAGAATATAAAGACCACCAATATAAAGAACAACAGTACATGCTAGACTCAGCAACAACATATACTGACATCATGGAGATCATGCCTCAGAATTTTATGAACAGTTATGAGTATAAGATGTATAAGGTTCCACCATGGAATTACATGGAAACTGTTGACGTTCATGGTGAACGTGGTCAGTGGGAAGAAGGTGACTGGTTGGTTCATTGGCCAGGCACACAACCATTAGAACGTAAGGAATTGGTAGAGGAATTTAAGAAAAAAATTATTTATTAATGGGGTTATAATGAGTAAAGAAAATATATTGAGTTTGATTGAAGAGTTTGTGAAAGAAAAGAATGCTGCCAAGACCTGGACAGCAGGAAAAGATTTCGTTAATTATGCTGGTCCATATTATGATCATCAAGAAATAATAGCTGCAGCAAGCACACTTCTTGATGGTTGGTTAGTGATGGGCAAAGATTGTCTCAGATTTGAAAACAAATTTCCAAAATACTTAGGTAAAGAGCATGGCGTCCTAACTAATTCAGGATCGTCAGCCAACTTACTTATGATGACAGCTCTTAAAAGTAAGAGAGGTCATAACTTCCCCCCGGGCACGAAAGTGCTCATGCCCATTGCAGGGTTCCCTACCACACTCAACCCCACCCTGCAAGCGGGCTTCATTCCTGTGTTTCTTGATATTGAATATGAAACACTAAACCTTGATCTTGAGAAAGCAGAAGACTTACTTAAGAAACATGACATTAAAGTAATTACATTCGCACACGTATTAGGTAATTGTCCTAATATGGATCAACTAATGGACTTAGTTAAGAAGTATAACTTAGTTCTATTAGAAGATTGTTGTGATGGATTAGGTTCAACCTATGATGGAAAACTACTAGGATCATTCGGTGAAATGTCATCATGCTCATTCTATCCTGCACATCATATTACTATGGGTGAAGGTGGCTTTGTTGCATGTAGTGATAAGAATACAGAAACGATTGTACGTTCTCTAAGAGAATGGGGTCGTGGTTGCTATTGTGTAGGACCAGAAGCTAACAAATTGAAATGTGGAACATGTGGCAAACGATTTGATAACTGGTTACCATCTATGCCAAATGAAATCTTTGATCACAAGTATGTCTATGATGAGATTGGTTACAACTTAAAACCAATTGAGCTTCAAGCATCTATGGGTCTTAAACAAATCGACAAACTAGAAGAGATTGGTAAGCTACGTCGTCGTAACTATCAATTGTTATTTAATATCTATGAGAAGTATGAGGAGTTCTTCTATCTACCAAGAGCTAGAGCTAAATGTGATCCAGATTGGTTTGCTTTCCCTCTTACTATTAGAAAAGATGCTCCATTCAAGAGAGCTGAGATTGTAGATTACTTAGAAGAGAATTTAATTCAAACTCGACCATACTTTGCTGGTAACATTATGTTACAACCAGCTTATTCTGATTATGTTAATACACCTATGTTATCAATGGAGTCATTACATAACGACTTCCCTGTAGCTAATCATGTTACAACTCATACTTATTTCCATGGCACAAGTCCTGTTATTACTCCAGAACAAATTGCCTATATAGGGGACAGGGTTGATGGTTTTATGAGTTTGTATCTATGACGGTTGATGAATTAAAACAATTCGAGAAGGATATTGGAGATAGCTTTAATCGAGCAGAGATTAAAGCTCCAATCCATTTATATGATGGTAATGAAGAACAGATATTAGAAGTCTTTAAGCTCATTGATATAAAGAATGATTGGATATGTGCTACATGGCGTAACCATTATCAGTGTCTTCTAAAGGGTGTGCCTCCAGAATATTTAAAAGAAAAGATTCTTGAAGGTAAGAGCATGGTCATGAATCTTCCTGAATATAAAATTCATTGCTCAAGTATTGTTGGTGGCATTCCATCTATTGCTGTTGGTTTAGCTGCTGCAGCTAAATTAAGAAACACTGGCGAAAAGGTTTGGTGCTGGGTTGGTGATATGTCTGCTGAAACTGGAGCATTTCACGAAGCATTAAAGTATGCCAGAGCTCAAAAATTACCTATTACATTTGTTATTGAAGATAATGAACTATCTGTCGAGACTCCAACAAAAGAAGTTTGGGGTGACGATAAGTGGTATATAAAAAATCCAAAAGTTCACGGTCGCTATGTCACAGATGAAAATCTAATCTATTACCACTACAAGAATGCAAAGTATCCACATGCTGGAGCTGGAGTGAGGGTACAATTTTGATTAATCGCAACCAAGTTTATAATGAAAAACTAGTAGAAGCTATGAAGTATCTTAATACTAAAAAGGATACTTTGTTTATTGGCCAGGCTGTAAGATATGCAGGAACTGGTATGTTTAATAGTCTACTTGAAGTAGATGATCACAAGAAGATAGAATTTCCTGTTGCAGAAAACTTTCAAATGGGTTACTGCACAGGATTAGCTTTAAATGGATTTTGTCCAATTGCTATCTATCCTCGATGGAATTTTTTACTCTGTGCTGCAGATCAAATTGTTAATCACTTAGATAAACTTTATAACATGAGTAGTGGCAAAGTAACACCTAAGATGATTATTAGAGTAGCGGTTGGTACTGAGATCCCTGTTGATCCACAAGACCAACACAAAGGCAATTTTGCTAATGCATTTAGAAGTATGTTAAAGACAGTAGATGTAATTGAACTTAATCATTCCGATGACATTGTAGATGCTTACAGACATGCTTATAGATCAAAGTATTCAACTATCATTGTAGAATTCCCTGATTACGGAAAATAATGGATATAGTCATCACTGGAGCTTCGGGTGTTGTTGGTAAAATTCTTACCATGCATTTGTCTCCATGGCACAATGTAATACCTTTAAATGGTCACAATGAAGTAGACCTAATGGACCCTACTTCTGTTGATAACTTTTTCTTTGCAAGAAGGTTTAATGCTGTAATTCACTGTGCTGTTGCAGGTGCGAAGGATGTTAATGATACAAGTCCAAGTATCACACATAGAAATTTAACTATGTATGAAAACATTAAGCGAAATTACAATGGGTTTGATAAGCTAATTAATATAGCTTCTGGATGTGAATTAGGGTATGGCGGCAATAAACAAGAAATTGAATTGAGAAATCAATTACCAGTTACACCTTATGGATTAAGCAAAAACTTAATAGCAAGAGATGTGATGAAGCAGGTTGAATGGCATAACCTAAGACTCTATGGACTTATTTCCAATACGAGAGTCTTTTGGAAAGTATGGGATCTTGCTAACAAAGGTGAGAAGGAAATAGAGATAGTAGATAAGTACATGGACTATATATCAGAAGATGATATGGTGAAGGTAGTGAGATACTTTGTTGAAAACCACTACATTCCAGAAAAAGATGTCAATATGGTTTACCAAGAAAAGAAAAAAGTATCGGAAGTTCTTAAAGAATATATAAAAGATCACAATCTTGATATTGAAGTTAAAGTAACACAAACGGCTCCAAGTAGTGAAGACTACACTGGAGATGGATATAGATTAGCTAGGATGAATATTTTATGACAAAAGTTGTTTATGTAACAGGATGTTGTGGCTTCATTGGATACTATGTTGCCAAGGCTTGCCTAGAACAAGGCTGGCATGTTATGGGTGTAGATAAATTAACCTATGCTGCTAATCAAGATAGAATTTCAGATCTTTATGAAATTGCAGATAAAGAAAATGTTAAGTTTGAATTTATTCAGTCAGACATTAATGATCTAGAACGATTGGTAGAATGTGATTATGTTATTAATACAGCAGCAGAAACTCACGTAGATAATTCTATTGAAGCTTCTGATGTATTCTTAAGATCTAATGTTAATGGTGTTCATCACTTATTGAAACTAATCCAAAACAAACAGTATGGAATGCCAACTCTTTTACACTTTTCTACTGATGAAGTCTATGGAGATATTGATGACGGTAGCTTCAATGAAGATCATTTATTAAAACCATCCAATCCATATTCAGCAACAAAGGCTGCAGCAGATCAACTCGTTCTTGCTTGGGCAAGAACACACAATGTACCTTTTATTATTGTACGACCAACTAACAATTATGGATCTGGTCAATATGTGGAAAAGCTAATTCCTAAAGCTGTGAAGTATTTACAATTAGGTAGAAAGATTCCTCTTCACTTAGGAGGTAGCCCTGTTAGAACGTGGCTACATGTGGAAGATACAGCAGCTGCTGTAATGCATATTATTAATAATGGATCTATTAATCAAATCTATAACATTCCAGGTAACTTTGAGGCTTCAAACTTATTTGTAGTCACTGAAGTAGTGAAGGCAATGTACGGTGATGATGTTGGCCAAGATGTGCAGGAATTTATTAATACAGATTATGAACGACCAGGTGCTGATCTTAGATACAGTATCGATGGAAGTAAGCTAAAAAATATTGGATGGGAAGCAAGACGTGAATTCATTCCTGAGCTTAGAAAAATGGTAAGCTATCATATCAGAAATTGGATTTGGTAGTGCAATACTCTGAAATAAGATTTCAGATTTGTAAATCGTGTTCTCATTTTGGTAAGATTCTAAAAACATGCAATCTATGTGGATGTTTCCTACCTGGCAAAGTTTTAATTAAGTCTTCCGTTTGTCCGGATAATCCACCTAAGTGGGTTGCAGTAGATTCAAATATAAATAACTCAAACTGTTGTAACAAGGGAAATTAATGATAGCGAAACATTTCGAATGCAGTAACTGCGATGCTGTATATAATTTAAAGCATGAAAATGATAAAGAATACTATAAACCAGAATTTTGTCCTTTTTGTGGTGAACCAGTCGGTGAAGAAGAAAATTTCGACGTCGATGAAGCAGATGAATAATGTGGTTATATTTTGACAATGAACTAACAGCACCAGGTGAGGATGACTACGGTTTTGTGTATGAAATAATTAACAATGTGACTGGTAGAAGATACATTGGTAAAAAATTCTTTTGGTCAAGAAAAACTAAACAAGTTAAGGGTAAAAAGAAACGATACCTTGCGGAGTCTGACTGGAAAGAATATTTTGGATCCAATGAAGAGTTATCAAAAGACGTAAAAGAGTTAGGACAAGACAAGTTTACAAGAACAATTTTAAAATTATGTAGGTCAAAGGGCGAATGCTCTTATTTTGAAGCAAAATTTCAATTTGATCTTGGAGTCATTGAAAAACCTGAAGAATTTTATAATTCTTGGATCATGGTTAGAGTCCACAGAAAACATCTAATAAAATCAAAGAGTTAGCCGACCCTTGACTATTCACGTCAATTGCGGTATAATATACAAATGGTCATAGCTTTCGCACTATACGTGTCAATTACATTTACAGGGATCAGTCAAGAACAAATTCTTATTGGTTCCTATGACTCTTTGGAAATTTGTCAGGCAGAAGGCCACAGACAAATTGAACAGTTTAAAAATCAATTCCCTAAGAGCCATGTATCCGTTGACTGTAGGAGACGTTATGACAGACGATGATTTGGAGCAACATTATCAGAACATGCTTTCTACTTTTGGTGATCGGTTGCCCAACTTTGAAAAAGAACCAATTAGATTTAAGTATTACATTAAACTTTATAAACATTTATTGAAGACACACTACGGAGTTACACTATGAGCTTTAATTTTGAAACCTGGAATAAGGATTGGATCAAACAAGCTTCAGAAGAAGAGAAGTCAGAATTTAGAGACTTCCTTGTTTCGATCTTAAAAGAACAAAGAATGAATATCAGCTTTGTTAAAACAGATGGCACTCTAAGACATTTGCATTGTAGCTTACATCCCGATCTTCTTCCTATGAAGGAAGTTAAAGATGTAGATGAAGAGAAGGCACCAAGAAAGAAAAACTTTGATGTCATAGCTACATTTGATTTAGACAAACAGGCTTGGAGATCATTTAGATTGGATAGCGTACAAGACTTTAGTTTTAACCTAGGTGACCTACATGTTTAAATACCACATAGTAGCATCAGCTCTTTTAGGGGCTATCTTGGCTAGTATAATCTATTACGGATCTGATGTTAAAAATTACAACATAGATCAAATGGCTGATAGAATAATTCTTAGTAAGGAAATGGATCAGCTGAGATCGGATTTAAATAGACTTCAAGAAGAATTAATTATTGTTAATGCTATGAACGATGAATTAACTGAGAGATTAAATAACTTAGAACATCAATCACAACCATGTCAAAAGAAAAAGTAATTGAACCTGATCCAAGTTTAGTCTTAGAAGATGATGTGATATCTTTTTCTAAGGCTCTCATTTGGTATTCATATGAGAAGGAAGGATCCGATGCTTTACAGTATATTAAGGACTGGGTGAAAGCCAATCGTCCTAATGATCTAAAAG